TGAGCGTGCGGGAGTTGTACTTCGGGAACAACTCCACCGAGATCACGATGGCCCGGCTGAACCGGGACGACTACACGAACCTGCCCAACAAGAACTTCACGGCGAACCAGCCCTTCCAGTTCTGGGTGAACCGCACGATCCCCCAGGCCGAGTTGTACCTGTGGCCGGTGCCGGCGAACGACTTCGTCCAGATGACCGTGTGGTACTCGCGCCAGATCATGGATGTGGGGCAGTTGTCCGGCGAACTGGAGATTCCGCAGCGCTGGTATCTGGCGGTGCAGAACATGCTGGCGCACCAGATGGCGATGGAACTCCCCGGGGTGGCGATGGACCGCATCCAGTACCTGGAGGGGCAAGCCGAGAAGTACCTGATGCTGGCCGAGCAGGAGGAGCGCGACAAGTCGCCCATCTATTTCGCGCCGTCCATCGGTGTCTACACGAGATGACGCATGCCGCGCTTTCTTGACACGCGAGGTCTGTCTGACCTCGCAATCGCAGTTTGCGACAGGTGTCGCATGAAGCGTGCCCACGCGGAGATGCGGCCGGACCCCAACTTCCCCGGGTTGCAGGTGTGCGGCCAGGGGTGTGCTGACGACAAGGACCCGTACCGGCTGCCGGCGCGGAAGACCGAGAAGATCACCATCAGGTTCCCCCGCCCGGACGAGAGCGTGGCGGTGGACGACAACAACCTGATCACGGGGCCCTACCTGAACGCGGTGATCTCGACGCAGCAGAATACGCAGGTGCCGTCTCAGAACGGCAACCTAGATGGAATCGAGGTCTGAATGAACGTCACGATCACTCAGTTGCCGGCGGCGGGTCCGATTGTCGGGACCGAGCTTGTGCCCATCGTGCAGGACGGCCAGACTCGGCAGACCACCACTGCTGCGATTGCGGCGTCCCCGGCGCAGTCTCAGACCTTCCTGACGCTGAACCAAGAGCCTACGCTGCCGAACAGCCGGCGGCTGGCTGCAGGAACGGGCCTGGGGCTCACGGATGGAGGGGCGCTATCTACCCTCTCATTGAGCCTCAATGGCGCCTCTGGGAGCCTAGAAGCGGCCTTGACGGGCATTGTGGTGAAGACGGGCAGCACGACGGTCGATGCGCGGACGCTGACGGCTTCTGGTCTGGGGTTGAGCATTACCAACGGCAGTGGGGTGGCGGGCAATCCGACGTTCGCGCTCAGTGGGCTGGCGGCTGATCTGGCGAATCTGTCCGGGCCTGGGCTGGTGTCTTCAAACGGCTCAGGGCTGAATCCGCGGGTGCTGTTGGGCACGGCCGGCGAGATTGATGTGTCTGACGGGACGGGGGCTGCCGGTAACCCGACGGTGGGGCTGGCGGACAACCCGATCATCCCGGGCACGGGCGGCATGAGAGTGCCCGTTGGGACGACGGTTCAGCGCAACCCCAACACGAACGGGTATCTGCGCTACAACACCGATCTGGGCGTGTTCGAGGGGTACGCGAACGGGTCGTGGCAGGCGGTGTTGGGGGGCGTGACGTCCGTCAGCGGCAGTGGCGGCCTGACGGGCCTGACGCTCACAGGAGGCCCGATCACCTCGGTGGGCACCCTGACCCTTGGCGGGACGCTGAACGCGGCTTCTGGGGGCACTGGGGCGGCTTCCTATGCCACTGGTGACATCCTGTACGCAAGCGCCTCGACGACGCTGACGAAGTTGGGCCTGGGTACGGCTGGGCAGGTACTGGTTGCTGGCGCATCGGCCCCGAAGTGGGACACGGTCAACGGCGGAACTTTCTGAGAGAGCAGACATGGCACAAACAGGCTTCACCCCGATTCAGCTTTATCGCACCACAACCCCTTTTGCTGCGCCGTTGGCAGTCAATTTGGCGGCCGGTGAGTTGGCGATCAATCTTGCCGACAAGAAGCTGTACGCCAAAGACGCGGGGGGCAGCGTTTTCTTGCTGGCGGATGCCTCAAGCGGGTTCACGACGGCAACGAATCTTTCTGGCGGCGTTGCCGGCTCCATGCCGTATCAGATCGCCCCGAGCTCGACCAGTTTCCTGTCGATTGGGACTGCCAATCAGGTCTTGCAAGTCAATGCAGGGCAGACCGCGCCGGAGTGGGTGAACACCAGTGGTACGGGCAATGTGGCTCGCACGACGGGCCCGAACTTCACCACGCCGAGCCTGGGGGCTGCGACGGCCACGAGCATCAACGGGCTGACGCTGACGAGCAGCACGGGTGCGTTGACGGTGGCCAATGGCAAGACCCTGACGGCCAACAGCACGCTGACCCTGGCGGGGGTGGACGGGAAGACTCTGACGGTCAACAGCAGCCTGACGTTGACGGGCACTGATGCCACGACGATGACGTTCCCGACCACCAGTGCGACGCTGGCGAGGACGGACGCGGGGCAGACTTTCACTGGGACGAACACGTTCAGCAGTGCGCCTCAAGTGAGCACGTTGACGAACACCCGAGTGGTGTACGCCGGTGCGTCTGGAGTGCTGCAAGACAGCGCCAACCTGACCTTCGACGGCACGTCGTTGACGCTTGGCGGCAACCCCACTCTCTCGGCTGGCACCGCCAACGGCGTGCTCTACCTCAACGGCAGCAAGGTGGTGACAAGCGGGAGTGGGTTGACGTTTGATGGGACGAATTTCCAAACAAGCGGAACAATCGCTTCAGTCACCGAAAATATATTGACGCCAGCCGGAAAAGGTATTGCGTTTTCTGGTGATCCAACCCGCATCTTTACGCCTGAAGACAACGTAAGTGGCGGTCTTTTGCAGTGGGCTGCTGGCGGTGTTTTGAGGTTTAATGCTGGGCCATCCTCAGAGTTAATGCGCCTCACCAGCACCGGGCTGGGGATTGGGACGAATAATCCGACTGAAAAGTTGGAGATTCTTGGAAACATTCTTGCAGTTCGCACCGGCGGTTCAAAGCTGAGGCTTGCGGATCAAAACAATGAAGTTAGCGTCGAGTCTTTGCCGGTTGGCGCGGGCTCACAAATGTTGTTCAAAATCGAGAACAACGAACGCATGCGCCTCGACTCCTCCGGCAACCTCGGCTTGGGGGTGACGCCGAGTGCTTGGAGCCAAGGCAGAGCAATTGAAGTTGCTGGGACTGGGTATGGCATTTGGAACGGCACTGCCAGTATTTATTCAATAGCCAACGCCTACTTTGATAGCGGCTTTAAATACGCCAACACCGGCGCTCAAGCATCGCACTACTACCAATTCCAAGGCCAACACGTTTGGTCTACAGCAGCCTCCGGCACCGCAGGCAATGCGATTAGCTTCAGTCAGGTAATGACGCTGACGTCAGCAGGCATTTTACTGCTTGGCACTACAAATGCTCCTACTGCTTCTGGCGCTCTTATTTCGGTATACGGAACCAGCGATGCCTCGATCCAAATTACAAAGGGCGGTGTTGTCGCCGCTAGATTGAAGGCCGTATCTACTGCGCTTGCATTTGGTGTTGACGGCGCTGATGGTGACACCGAACGCGCCCGCATCCCCGCCGCTGGCGGCATGGTAGTCGGCACCGCAGCCCTTGCAACCAACGCCACTGACGGCTTCCTCTACGTTCCCACCTGTGCAGGCACGCCTACAGGCACGCCGACGACGCAGACCGGCACAGCCCCCATCGTGGTCGACACCACGAACAACAAGCTCTACTTCTACTCCGGTGGCGCATGGCGCGACGCCGGCCCCTGACACTGAAAGGCCTACACCATGAACATCACTTGGATCATCGAGTGGCTCAAGACCACCCCCACCACCGCAACCCCGCCCGAGTACGTCATCGAATGCGGATGGCGCTGCACAGGCACTGACGGGGCCTACACCGGCACGGTGTACTCCACCTGCTCGTTCACCCAAGCCGCTGAGGCTGACGGCTCTTTCACCCCCTATGCCGACCTGACGCAAGACCAAGTGCTGGGCTGGTGCTGGGCCAACGGCGTCAATCAAGCCGCCACTGAGGCTGCTGTGGCGCAGCAGATCGATAATCAGAAGAACCCGCCCGTGATCCAGCCTCCGCTGCCGTGGGCGTAAGGGGAAGCCGCTGCCCCGCTTCAGCGGAAGGAGATGTGAGATGAACGATCTGAAAATTACCCTAGAAGTGTCCGTGAACGACGTCAATGGGCTGCTGGCCGGCCTGGGCAAGCTGCCGCTGGAGTCGGCGGTGGATTTGTGGGCCCGCGTCAAGTCGCAAGCCGAGGCGCAGATCAAGGCCGCTCAAGAGCCTGCTCCTGCGGGCCTGACGGATTGACATGGACGTCAAGCCGGCCAGCGGGCTGCTGCTGCGGTGGATGCGGCGCACCCGGTGGGCCGGCTTGGCGCTGCCTCCCTTGGGGGCTTGGGTAGAGGACATCAGCAGCGAACGGATGGTGCGGCATGAGCGCCGGCACCTGCAGCAGGCCCAAGAGGTGGGGGTGCTGAAGTGGTATGTGCTTTACGCGTGGTACACGTTGCGGCACGGGTACTGGAACAATCCTTTTGAGGTCGATGCCAGAGAGGCTGAGGGTGTATGAGCTTGAGCATTGAGCAGAAGTCGGACATTGCCTCAGAGGCGGCAAAAGCTGCACCACCAGTTACGGTCGCGGGTGCTACGATCGCCGGCATCCAGGTGAACGATCTGATCCTGTGGGCCACCTTGGTCTATGTGGTGCTGCAGATCGCGTTCTTGCTGTACAGGTGGCACAAGATGCACACCGCCAAGAATGGAGAGCGTGATGGACCCGACTGATCTGCGCACGCTCAAGGTCCAGGCGGCGGTTGAGCTTCAGAGGCTGGAGGCCCAGGCCACTGCCAAGGAGGTGGCAGCCAAGTCAATCGGCAAGACGGCCATCATCTGGATCTTCCTGCTGGTGCTTGTGGGCGTGGTGTCGTCGGCCTTTTTGGCATCTGAGGCGCTGCCGGCCGTGATCGGACTGGTGGCCACGGCCACGATGGCTCTGATCCAGATGGTCAACGGCATCGTGAACGAGACCAAGAAGGAAGAGAAGCCGGAGATCACGATCATCAAGGAGTTGATCGGCCGGCTGGACAAGCCTGAGCGCCAAGAGCCGACCATGAAGGTCAACGTCGAAGGCGATCGTGTCACCGTGCAGCGCGGTGACGACGTCATCTCTACCAGGGGGTGACCATGGCGTGGACTGACGTTCTCAAGGCGGTCATCCCCATCGTGGTGATGTGCCTTGCGTGGCTTCTTGGGCAGGTCAACTCGTTCTCTGAGCGGCTGACCAAGATTGAGGGTCACATGCCGGCGCTGATCACCAAAGAGGGCACGCCAACCGACAGCCCGATCTCTGCCGAGCGCAGGGCTCTGTTGAAGGAGCAGTTGATGCTGCACATCAACGACCTCCAGGTCAAGGTCAAGCTCCTTGAGGAGCGCGAGAAGTTTACAAAGGGGGCCAAGTAATGCTGTCGCTTCTGTCTACTCTTGGCGGTCTGCTGATCAGCGGCCTGCCCAAGCTGCTGGAGTTTTTCCAGAACAAGTCCGATCAGAAGCACGAGATTGCCCTGGCGCGTCTGCAGACCGAGCGAGAGCTCCAGCTTGCGGCTCAGGGGTACGCATCCCAGGCCAAGATGGAGGAGATTCGCGTCGAGCAGGTGGCGATGCAGACCGAGGCGCAGATGACCGAGGCGGCGCTCAGGCACGACGAGAAGGTGCTGGAGAAGGCCAGCCGCTGGGTAGCCAACTACGTCGGCACAGTGCGGCCGACCGTGACCTACATCTTCATCATCGAGTTGGTGCTGATCAACGCTGCTCTGACGCTGTACGTCTGGAAGCATCCGGGTCTGATTCAGTCGGTGGATGACCTCATCCGGGTGACGGCGATCATCTTCAGCGAGGACGAGATGGCCATGCTGGGCGGAATCATCGGGTTCTGGTTCGGCAGCAGGCAGTGGAGCAAGAAGTGAAGCTGAGCCCGGAGGGCGCTGCGCTGATGCACCGGTACGAGGGCTACAGGACAAAGCCGTACCTGTGCCCGGCGCACATCTGGACGGTCGGGTACGGGCGCGTCCTGTACCAAGACCAGATTCAGCTTCCCATGGTTCGCAGGGAGGGGTATGAAGGCTTCATCAGGCGGGATTACCCGCTACGCCCGGAGCACAACCGTGTCTGGTCAAAGCAGGAGATTGATGCGCTTTTCGACGCTGACGTCGCTGCTTTTGAGCGAGGTGTTCTACGTCTGGTTCCCGGCTGTGCTGGTCGTCAAGGGCGGTTTGACGCTCTGGTCTCTTTTGCGTACAACGCCGGTCTAGGCAACCTGCAGCGCAGCCAGATCAGGATGAAGGCCAACCGCGGCGACATTGAAGGGGCGGCTGACGCGTTCATGCAGTGGACGAAGGCCGGCGGCCGGGAGCTTCCCGGGCTTGTGAGGCGGCGTACGGATGAACGTGCGTTGTTCCTGAGATGAGCGCAGTCAAGACCGATCCTGCCAAGTGGAAGCGCATCGTCGCCAACGTCAAGGCGTCTGGCAAAGGGGGCTCTCCAGGCCAATGGAGCGCCCGTAAGGCGCAAATGGCGACTCAGCAATACCAACGTAGCGGCGGGGGCTACAAAGGCCCCAAGAACGCGGATAATTCCCTTGCGCGGTGGACGCGCGAGGACTGGGGTACGCGCTCAGGGAAGCCGTCCACGCAGGGGCCGGAAGCTACCGGCGAACGGTATTTGCCCAAGGCCGCACGCGAGAAGCTGACTCCTTCTGAGTACGCGTCGACAACTAGGGCAAAGCGGGAAGGAACCAAGCGCGGGCAACAGTACGTCCCGCAGCCTGACTCCATCAAGAAGAAGGTGTGGTGATGCCTGCCGTTGTGATGACCTACGACAGTCTGGTGCTGGATATCCGGAGCTATCTGGAGCGCACCGACGCGTCGACGCTGGACAAGATCCCGACCTTCATCATGCTGGCGGAGCAAGTGATCGCGTCGGAGCTCAAGTTCCTAGGCAACCTGACGGTCGCCACGAGCACGATGACGCAGGGTCAGGCGACGATTGACAAGCCGGCTCGGTGGAGAAAGACGGTCTCCATCAACGTCACGGTGGCGGGAGAGCGTCGGCCGGTGCTGCTGCGCAAGTACGAGTACCTGCGGGAGTATTGGCCCGACCCGGCGGCTGAAGACGTGCCGCTGTATTACTGCGACTACGACTATACGCACTGGCTGGTTGCGCCGACGCCTGACGCGGCGTACAACTACGAGGTGTTGTACTACGAGCGCTCGCAGCCGCTGGACTCCGCCAACCAGTCGAACTGGTTCACCCAATACGCGCCCCAGGCGCTGCTGTACGGGTCTCTGCTGCAGGCCATGCCGTTCCTCAAGAATGACGAGCGTGTGCCTCTTTGGAAGGCTCAGTACGACCAAGTGATGCAGGTACTGAAGACCGAGGACGTGGCTCGGATCGGCGACCGGCAAACGATTGCGAGGGACGCATGAGCAGTTTCAACAGCCCGTTTACCGGCAACGTCATTGTCCCGACGGACGTCTCGTATCGCAGCATCACGCTGTCGGTCAACACCACGCTGGAATGGCCGATCAATGGCAACGCGACGCCCAACTATGCGGCGCGGATCATGAACGTCACGGCCACCTCCGGGGGGCTGGTTCTGAGGATGCCGCCGGCCAACCAAGCCTCGGTGGGCCAAGATGCGTTGATCCGCAACGTGGGGGCCACCTCCTTCACGGTGGCGGACTACGACGGCAACGTGATCGTCGTGGTGGCCGCAAGCGAGGCGAAGTACATCTACATCACGACCAACGCCAACGAGGCCGGGACATGGGGCGTCGTGGCCTTTGGCGTGGGCTCTTCAGCGGCCGATGCCGGAAGCCTAGACGGGTATGGTCTGACGGTGATCGGGTCTACGCTGAACACGGCGCACCCGGTGCAGACGTTCTCCTCTTCCTACACCGCAGTTGAGGCGGATCGAGCCAGGACGTATGTCTGGACGGGCGGTGCCGGGTCGCTGACGCTCACCTCAACCGTGACTCTGGGCGACAACTGGTTCATGCTGCTGCGCAACGGCGGAACGGGCACGCTGACGGTTTCCCCTTCTGGTGGCGACCTGATTGACGGCGCGGCATCAATCACGCTGCAGCCGGCAGACTCTGCCATCATCTGCTGCTCAGGCACGGCGTTCTTCACGGTTGGCATCGGCAAGAGCGCCGACTTCAACTTCACTCAGAACACCAAGGCGGTGACCTCCGGGTCGTATGTGCTGAGCGCGTCCGAGGCGGCCAACCCAATCCAGAAGTTCACCGGGACCTTGTCAGGCAACGTCACGGTGACGGTGCCGCAGACGATCGCGGTCTACTACATCACGAACCAGACCGACGGTACTGGAGCCGGATACACAATCACTTTCACAACGGGCGTGCCCGGCGGTGCTTCCGCGGTGGTTCCTGCCGGGCAGCAGGTGATTCTGCTGTGCGACTCCTCCAACCTGTACAACGCATCGACCATTGCGGCCGGCGCGTCGAACATCTCGCTGGACAACGGGACGGTCTCCTCTCCTTCGCTGAGTTTTGCCACTGAGCTCACAACTGGCGTGTACCGCCCCGGTTCGGCGCAGTGGGCGGTGGCAATCTTGGGGGTTCAGAGGTTGTTGTTGAGCGCCACTGGCTTGACGATCTCTGGAAACGTGTCCGCTGTCAATGGCGTCTTTTCCGGGAACGTCTCGGGCGTGAATGGCACTTTTAGCGGCCCCGTGTCTGGGACGACGGGCACTTTTGCCTCCGGCGTAAGCGGCGGGACATTCTGATGACCCAAAAAGTCTTTGCCCTTGACACCCAGCCCGGAGTGCAGCGGGACGGAACGATATTCGACCGTCAGTTCTACACGAACGGACGCTGGGTTCGATTCCAGCGAGGTCGTCCGCGGAAGATTTTTGGGTATCGACGTATCAGCAACAAGTTGAAAGGCCCGTCTCGAGGAATTTGGCTGAATGCGCTGAACGGCTTCAATTACATCTTCAGTGGCTTCGCGTCAGGTCTTCAAGAGCTTACGATTGACGACTCTGGAGTCGGCGCTGGCATTTTGAATTTTACATTGTCGAACTTTACGGCCAGCCCCAAGAATTTATGGCAGTTCGATGGCTTCTACAATGCAACCGGGGGCGTGGCGTCTATTGTTGCGCACCCCGGGCAGAACTTGGTTGACATTGACAGCACTGCCAACACGCCAGTGTTGATTGGAGACATCACTGGCACGACAATGTCGCAGATCGGCGTGTTTACTGACTCGCTGACGCTGAACGGTACAACGACGGCCACCTTGGCGGCCAGCAACATCCGAATTGGCGCCGGGCAGACAGTCACCGGCACAAACATCCCGGTTGGCACAACGGTGGTGTCTGTGGTGAGCACGACGGTGACGTTGTCTCAGGCGGCCACGGGCTCTGGAACGATCACAGCGACCTTCAACAACAACATCTCGGTGTCTGGTGGGGTGGTGGTGCTGCACCCCTATGTGTTCGTGTACGGCAACGACGGGCTGATCCAGAACTGCTCTGCGGGGGATCCGAACGACTGGGTGTCCGCGGACGCCAACGCGACGAACGTCGCCTCTGGGAAGATCGTCAAGGGCCTGCCGGTGCGCGGTGGCTCCAACAGCCCCTCAGGCCTGTTCTGGAGCCTAGACAGCCTGATCCGCGTCTCCTACGCTCCGCAGAGCCTGGGGGTGGCCGGGACGGCGAACTTCGCTGCTCCGACGTTCTGGCGCTACGACATCATCAGCAGTCAGAGTTCAATCATGTCGTCGTCAAGCGTGATTGAGTACGACGGCATCTACTACTGGTGCGGGGTCGACCGGTTCCTCCTGTACAACGGGGTGGTCAAGGAAATCCCCAACCCGATGAACCAGAACTGGTTCTTCGACAACCTGAACTACAGCCAACGCCAGAAAGTTTGGGCGACCAAGGTTCCGCGGTTTGGGGAGATCTGGTGGTTCTACCCGCGAGGCAACTCAGTTGAGTGCAACGATGCGGTGATCTACAACGTGCGCGAGAACACTTGGTACGACGCTGGCGAGGCAATTGGTTCGCGTCGGTCGGCCGGGTATTTCTCTCAGGTCTTTGCCTACCCGGTGGCGGCAGACTGGGAGACTTCCGTCAAAGTGGAGGTGACGTCAATCGCTGCTGTCGTTACCTCTGGCAGCCCATTGCTGCTGCTGAACACTTAC